TGAACTTGCTTAAACTCTATAGGCGCGACTTGGTTGAAAATTTGCTCTTTACTTTGTGTAGTAGTTGCTGATACAACAGTAGCTGCTGGACCACCTAACAAACCACCAATACCACCATCATGGAAAAAATCTCTAATAAATTTTTCGGTGGTTATTTCATCATCAAACACACCTTTATCAATACCGTTTTGAATTACACTAGTAGCACCTTCAGTTAAAAACTCACCACCAAATCCTCCAAAAGTCTTTGCACCAACGTTTAGTACGTAGTTTGTAGTAAAATCATTAACTATTTTTTCACTAACACCAGCTTTTTTTAAACTAGAAATATATCTAAAAAGTTTTGCACCTATAAGCTCAGTTCCAAATTCAGCAAGACCATCTCCAGTAGAAGCTATATAAATGTCAGATAAAGTAGCATCTGGCCTTTCTTTTAAATCTTGCTCAAAAGAATTACCAGCAGAAGAAGCACCTAAAGCAGCACTACCAGCAAGTGGAAAAGCCACTGCTATAGCTAAAGATGCTGAGCTTGAAAAAGCTTCTTCAGTAGCAACTTGAGCTGCCTCTAAATATCTTCCTTCTTTAATTAAATCTAAATAATCCATTGGATTACCCTCATCATCATACACCTTAGTTTTATGAGTTTCTAGTTTTGCAGCAGCATAATTTAAAGCGTCTGTAGGTATGTCGTACTCACCTTCGTCAATTATTTCTTGAACTGTTTTACCCGTAGCTAAAGCTGCTAGCGGCTTGTAACCGTAATTATCTACAAACTCAATCAAGCCAACACCTAAACGAGTTGTTCCAGCGTAAAAACCAGACATATAAGGTATTAAAGGTTTAGGTATACCGCTTCTTTGTGCTAGTGTTGATATTTCAACTTCTCTTAAAACTTTTTGTTCAGCTAAACTAGCTACTTTAAAAGCTTCTTTTCTTTCAGATAATTCTAATTGTTTAGCTTGATAATCTAAACCTAGTTTTTCTACTTTAAAGTATTCTTCTCGCATAGTAGCAAACTCACTAAGCACGCTTTGATCAAAATCGTAAGGTAACTTGTTATTATCATCTAGAAAAGGTTCAATATTTTGAGCATAAAAACCACCGACAACATCTGCGGCTTTTTGCATTTTTACATTGTACTCTCCAATTTCTTTGCTAAGATCTTCTTGTTGTTTTTCTATAGGTTCTATTTCTATTTCTGGTAAAGTAACACCTTTAATAGTGTCATCTTCTTGTCTAGCGCCAGCTACAACATCTAAGCCAGCTTCTTGAGCTTCTTTAACTGTTTCAGGATTATCTGTTAGTATAGGAAAATCCGATAAAGCATTTTCCAAACTGGATGCCAAAGCGTCGGGTGCTGTAGTCTCTGACGCCACAGCCGCACCCGGCTCCGCAACGTCTTTCGTCTTTTCCACATCTACAGATTTTACTTCTGGATGTTGAGCTAAATATTCTTCTGTTGTTAAGCCTTTTTCTTTAGCTCTTTTATCAACATCTTCTTGAGTGAATTGTAATACTTCACCGTCTAATTCGTATTCAAACATATTCTATATTATTAAGGAAGTTTTATATCAACACCGTACTTTTTTCTAATAGCGTTCGTACTATTAAAAACCATAGATGATGGAGGAGGATTGTCTTTATTATATACAAAAGTTTTATTAGAAGGTATTACTACAAAATTACCTTTATATCTATAAGCAGTGAATCCGTTACCTAAATCTATATTGGGTTGTGTAGGATCTTCATCAAGAGTGTTTAGTTGTTTTGTTATGCTTTGTATTTTTTTTCTTTGCCTGTCTTCATCAACAATTATATCTGTAGGTGTTTTAAGTGTAGAAGGACTTGTTGGGCTAGGTTTGTTCGCTAAAACAACTGCATCGTGTCTACGTTTGCCTTCGTCTAAATAAAACTCTTTCCAAGCTTTTTTAATTTGACCTCTATAAGCGCCGTCTGCGTAATATTTTTCTTGATCAACCTTGTTTATTTCAGCAAAATTTAAACTACCAATATCATCAAAAACTAAAGAATCAAAGTTTTTATCGTTAATAAGCTTATTAGCTGTTAAAGTAAGGTTTTCTTTTAAATTATTCCAAGGTATTTTAACATTTTTTTTATCACCAATATCAACTAAGGTGCTACCAGCAGTTTCTATACCAGCGTCCCAAACAACTTTAGGTGATTTATATTCACTTAATCTTACCTCTTTACCATCAGAAGGTCTTTTAACATACACGCCGTCATCTTTATAAATAAAGTTTTCTTTAGAAATTTTACTATAAGCATAAGCATTATCAGCACCCTCTAATGGAGAGTTGGCTTTAGAGTATGTTCCTGTTTGATTTAAAACCCTGTCCATAGCAGCATAGTCATCTGTAATAGCTTGTATTTTACTATTAATAGTAGCTAGCTCGTTAGCTGCTTCTTGCTTTGCTTTTTTACCTGTAAGTAGACCAGTAGATTTTCTTATAGCTTGATCATAATCCTTTTTCATAGCGTCTAACTGCTCTGCTAACTTAGCCCTAGCTGTAGGATTATTTTTTACAGATGATAAAGTTGTTTCTCTTTTTTTACCCCACTCTTCAGTAGCTTCTTGCCTTTTTTCGTCTATCATAGCAGATATGTCTACTATATCACTTGATAGTCTTTGAAGATATTGCGTAGCAACTTTGGTTTTACCATCACCATTGACACCATATTGTGCCTCAAACATTCTTCTTGCTGATTCTTTTAAACTCATATTATTTTATTTTTAATATGAAGCACCCAATGCTCCACCTAAATTAGAACCTATAGAAGCACCAACTGGTCCACCAATAGCAAAACCGGCAACACCACCTACAAAACTACCAATACCGCCAAACAAAGCCGCTCTTTCAGCTTCTTCTTGTTGTCTACGGCGATCTCTAGCAGCTTTTTCTTCCATAGTAAGACCTAACATTGTCTCTAGTCTTTGATAAGTTAAATCTTGCTCTCTTTTTTCTATCGCAAAATCTGTTTCTAGCTTTTTTTGTTGTATCTCTTGCTCAGCTGAAAGCTTCTTCATTTGTATAGTTTGCTCTTGCTGACCTAAATCTGCAGCTATTTGAGCTTGAGACTTAGCTGCTTGTCTAGATAAAGCTGTAGCTAAAGCTGCTGCGCCAGAGCCTCCAGCTGCACCTTGTAATCCTTGAAGTATATCTGCTTGTTGTTGTCCTAAGGCTTCTTGTTGTAGCTCTGCAGCTCTAGTGTTGACAGTCATGTCTTCAAAAGGGTTCTGCATATTTTCGTAAGGATTTTGTAGACTAAAGTCAAAGTTTTGCACAGCAGATAACTGTCTTTGATACCTTTCATCAAGCGTACTTGTAGGCCTTGTAACTCTTGGTGCTATTTGTTTAAAGGGTGATATATCTCCTAAATATGCCATAATTTAATTTTTATGTTTTAATAATTACACTTTTAAGCACTTATTTACTGCTTTCGTTAATACTGACACTAAGAGAGTGTAACTCAGCTTCGTCTGTTGAATCATTTACAAGTTTCATCTCTGCGTAATAACCTAGTAACTCACTCATGTTAACATTATTGTTTTTAGAGAAAAATACATAATCATTAGCCGTAGGCATATTAAACAATAAACTTCCAGTATCTATATAAACAAAACCACTATTAGCAGCGCTAAAAGCACTTACTGTTCCGATGTGTACAACATCATTAGAAGAAGCTGGGCTAAGTGCGTTATCAATATAATATACACTATCACCAATAGCTAAACCTGTTAGTTGTGGATTTGATGCAAATTCTAATTGTATTATTGACATGTTATTATAGGTTTAAAGTCCTGGAGTAATAGGAGGATTAATATATATGAAAAGAACAATGTAGTTGGGAGTATCAGAGTGTTTATACATAATTAAATGAGTACCTTGTGAACTTCCAACTTCATAAGTAAAACTTAATGACTGAGGACCAACTGTTGGCGCTAATACAAGAGGAGTATTTGATCCATTAAAGTTTGTTGTGCTAAACGAAGGGTTAATATAAGGCGCAATAGCCCCTGGGAACGCAGGTGACACTAAGGCGTTATTAGTACCATTGTAATCATATTTTAAGCTTGTAGTAACAACATCACCAACATTCGCGTTATTGTTATAAAAATGTAGCCCATACGTTTTAATTACTGTGCTAGGTGTAACAAAATTGCTGTCTAGATAGATTGAACCTTGTCCATTTAAAATACTATTAGGACTTATAGGAGAACCGTTTGCTTCTGTAATTTTAAAAGTACCAATAGTGGTAGGCGGTTGTTCTATTAGCATTGAGTCTGCAGTAAAGCTACTTGTATTTGGATCTGCGTTAACAGTAAATTGATCAATAACAGGAACGTCTTCATGGTAAGCTGCAATTCTAGCTCTTCTAGTAGATCCAGTGAAATTTCCAGTAAGATTAAACGCAACATCATATTCCACGCCTAATTGCTGGTTATTATTGCTTAAACTCGGGCTACCAACTGTTAACCAAGAGGCATTACCAATAATGTATGTTCCAGGATTATTTACGTCTTCAACTTCGTAACACCCAACGACAGGAGGAGCGTTATTACATAAAATCGGTAAATTAAAACTAGATGAATTTGTTGTGTGTATACCTGTAGCTGAACCATTAGAGATATAATTATCTTTAAAGTAGCACATAGGCATAGCTTTTTGCGTTACCAATAAAGTTTTATCAGGTACTATCGTATTGTTTTCTGGATTTTTAAAAGCAAGTTCTACTGATCTTTGTACTGGAAAAGCTTCTCCATTACTAAGAAAAGCATATTCAGTGTTGTTATCAAAACTTATTTGAAAAAATTCATTAACTTGAGTTCCAGCTGCTGGAATAAAACTATTTTGACTTACTACATCGAAAAAAGGATCTGTTTGATAATCTTGGGTATTATAATTAAAACTAGTGTTTGTTATTACAAATTGACCATTAATAAAACCTGTAGTAACAATTAAATTTCCAACCAAAGCCGCTGAGTTTACCGAAGCAGCTTCTTGACCAATTTGTGATAACTGAGGTATATTAGCAGAAAACTCAAAATAATTATCACTAGTAGTATCAGCTGGTGGTATTTTAGCATAAAAATCTAGTGTTTGAGCTCCATTTGTAATTTCTAATGTACTACTAACAGAGTCATAAACACCTGTTGTATTTGAAGTAGCGTTTTCTTGAAAAAGATCAAAAGTGTTTACCGTTTGATCATAACCAGCTTCTTGCTCTATAGTTATAGTGTCTGTAACAGTAGAGTCATCTGGATGCGAATAAAAAATAGTAAAAGATCTAGCAGAAGTAGTAGTGTTAGGAAGTATTTGAAATGATTGAGAGCATTGTGAGCTAGACACTGGTGATATTGGTAAAAAACTACTAAATGAATTAAAATCTACAATTCCTGTTGCGTTACCAAAAGTATAGCCTGATCCAGATGGAAAGCCGTTGACAGGAAAAGTAATTTCAGCCATAGCTCTAAGTATACAACCTTCAGCAGGAAGAGGTAAACCTGTTGTACCTGCGCCAGCTCCAGTAGACTCTATACTAGTAAAACCTAAGTTGTTACCTATAGGAGTGGCATACTCAAGAACACTATTTAAATTTTCTTGATAAGGACTAGCAAACAAGTTTATTGTAGGATTTGCAATATAAGCTTGAGTAATTGAAATAGTATCGTTTGGAGTAGATGAGTTGTTCGACGGGCTATACAGCTCTAAAGTATGGATTCTAGCGCTACCACTAACGTTATCGTCAAAGTATATTCTAGCAGTACTATTGTTAATAAATTGTAAACCTGTAATCCAACTTTGGCTAGGTGAAGCTTGTACTATACTCCAAACAGGGTAATTAGAGTTAACAGGTATATCTTGAAAACCCATTACTCCAGGTAAACCAACACTAGCAGTGTTAAATTCTAAAGTACCATTAATAGAGCCTAAGTTAATAGTTATGTCATTAGAACCATCTTGAGCTTGAGCACCATCTGCAGTGTATTTTATCATTACTTGAACTTGAGTACTACTTATATTAGTAATAATAACATCGTAAAGACTTTGCTCTACTAGTGGCAAAGCTGAAAGATCTACAGAAGCGCTTCCGTCAAAGAGCGTATTTGGCCCTGATGTTACAAGTAGAGTAAGCATAAACGCAGGAACATTGTTGTAAGCAAGAGCATCAGTAATAGTGTATATCTCTTGACCACTGCTTGCTTGAAAAATAGTAGCAGCTTGAGTATAATTAGATGTTGCATAGTTAACATAACTGTCTTGCTGGCCTTGAGAAGTTGAAAATATTCCGTTAATAATAAAATTAGCACTATATTGAGTAGCTGCATTACTGGCATTAACGTTATTAATAGTTATAGTTTCCGTTTCTGTTTGGCCACCAGTCGCACCTAGGTAATCCCAAGGTCCACTAGGAGCGTTTTGAAAAGTATGAGCGTTAAAAACTATTTGGCCTTGCACTTCATTAGCAGCAGTTCCAGGCGTGCCTGTATCTGTAAAAATTATTGAATCTATTAAAGCAGGTAGTAAAATATTAGTATTTGTAAAATTAGAAGCGATAACTGCGTAGCTAGGATCTGCAGTTATCACAAAATTGATAGTTTCTGTACTAGTACCAGGACCAATTTCTAAAATATTGTTTAAATTAATAGTTGTCGCGCTCCAGTTGGCATTGCTACCTCCTTGTATTTCTATTATAATATTACCACCTTGTTGTGGCGTATTACCTTCTACTGTTATAGAGTTAGAAATTAAATTACCAATACCTTGAACTGTAAATTCTTGAATATCAAGATTGCCATCAGCGTTACCGCCGTTATCTGCTGCGTTAGTAAAAGTAGTATCTTCACCTTTTATATAGTTATAATACTTACCTTCTTTTTTTACAAACTCATCAACTTTACCAGTTTGAAGATCTGTTGTTATTTTTTCTATGTACCAACCGTTTTGTGCCATTATAATTCTTTAGATTGAGATCCAGAGTATGCTACTGTATTAAATACTTTTACAGTATTAGACTCAACATTAAATATAGGTGTTATTGTAGATGTATATTGAGTTCCGTAGAAATTATTTTGATCTGGTTGTTTAATATCAGGGTGATGTAAATATAGTTTACCGTTTTTAAAAGTGTAATATTCATTACCTAAAGATAAACCACTTTCTTTTATAAAAGACTTAAAACTAACCCAACCTTTAGAGTCTTCACTATAAGATATTGTATAAACTTCTTTTTTAAAATCAGGTTTTGTAGAAGAGTGTATTGTTAAGTTGTATTCGCCTTTTTTACCATCGTAGCTACCAACTAAAGCGCTAGCATATTGTAAATTATCGTTGAAAAAATCTTTCATACCAGCGTCAGATATTGGAGTAATACCATCTCTTGATAATCTACAAACAGCTCCTCTAAATTTATCAGCAAAATATATTCTATATTCTTCAACAGAAAAAGATTCAGGATTTGTAGATATACCGTAATCACCTACAAAAGGTCTAGCTTGCCCAAGCACATTGGTTGATGATAATAGCTGTGAGTTACCATCAGCATTAAATAAAGCGTCTTTATTAGCGAGTATTTGTAAAACTTTATTTTCGCAAAAAGCTAACAGATCTCCTTGTCTAGTATATAATTTCTGAATACTACCATATTCAGAATTTAATTTTTTAGTAATAGATCCAGTTGGATCTGCTAATATAAACTCATTATACCTAGAAGTATTAGATGACTCATTATATATTTGAGAAAATATTATTTCGTTAGGATATTTTTCAATAGTTTTTTCTATTAAAGGTAAATTTACTTTAAAACCACTTTGTTTACCAGAGGCTGTATATAACCATATTGGATCAGAGTTAAAATCATCTCTAATCCTATCAGATTCAACACCATTTCCAAAAGAATAACAATTAAACCAAGGAACACATATTTCACTACCGTCATTTGTACCTAAAATATTTTGATAAGCATGAGTATATGGTATTAATCTAATTTCAGGAATAGTTGCGTTTATATCTACAATTCTAGCTACTTTAGCAGTAACGTAAGATCCGTCTTCTGAAATAAATTTTAAACAATAATAACTAGGTAATACACTACTACCTCCTAAAGCATCAAAAATACTTTGTTGAGTATCGTTTTGTATAAATATACCTGCTACGTAATTTGGGCTAAGAGAAGTACTTGCCCAATCTGCTTGTGATAAAATATTTGGAAAAGCTTTAGCGCCGTAGCAAGAATTTAATTTAAACTCTGCACTATTAAAAGCTTCAGCTATAGCAACATCAAGAGAAGTAGCAGTATCAAGAACTTGCATTTGTACTTTTGTGTCTTTTTTAATAAAATTACTTGCAGATTTTTCTGACAACCTTATAGGATAAGCTTGCGAGCATTCATAAAACAAATCTAAGTCTGTAACATCTTTTTTCTCAACTTCAAAAACAGCACCATTCATTATAGCGTTATCATCGTTTTCAACACCACCTGTTCCTATGTATTCATTAAACGCTTCGTTAGCATATATTTTTACAAAAAACTTTCCATTTATATCATTTATAGTGGCATCTATTTGTATATTATTAATAGAAAAAGTAGTATTACCTGATGCATCTTCACCAATAACAGCATTGTCAACTATATCTATAATTCTATATCTAGCAGATTGATCTTGAACACTCTCGTTTGTAGCATGTCTCTTTTTTAATACTAGATAATCGTTTATGCTTACTTTGTTTTTATCGTTAGAATTAAAAGCTAACCAAGCGTAAACAGTAGCGTCTTCTACAGTTTGACCGGTTTGAAAAGTATCGTTATTAGGATATGCCTTATACATAACTAAATTATAAAACTCAGGGGCTATTTCTTTTACAAAAAACTTATAATAATCTGCCCAAACAGGGGCTTTACTTTTTATTTTAGCAGCCAGCTTGTTAGCTGTTTTACTTTGATTTATATCACAAAACAGCTTGTCTCCAGAATCGAACATTACATTTGTTTCTCTACCATAATAATCTCCATAAACAACACCTAACTGATACGACTTTAATGTTTTAATAGAAGGCTTTGGTCTAGACTCTAAAACTTCTTCAAAAGTTGGCGGAGCAAGTATAGTTAAGTTAGAGCTAGCTGGTAAAAACTGTGGGGTAATATAATTACTTGGAGCGTATTGAAGTTCTAATCTCATGCTGTATATAGCGTCAGTTCCAGAAGCGTTAAACTGAGTGTTATTAGCGTCACCACCAGTAGGTTCAAAGCTATCAAGCCTAAGTTCTACAAAAAATTGTACTTCATCACCAGCATCAAGATGGCCATTATAGTTTACTGATAAGTTATTACCGTAACTCCCTCCACTAATAGCGAAAGGTAGATTCCACTGGTGTCTACCACCACCCATGGATTGACCAGCTAAATTATGCGAACTAGGATATACGCTACCAGCATTATTAATACTGCCAACTGTTAAGTTAGGATTACCTTCTTCAAAAGTAATAGTATGACTAGCTTCTGCTAAAAGAGATGAATCTGGAATAAAAAAAGTTTTATTATTAATTACTTTTTTAATCTGTAAAGCAAGAGTTAATGTTGGTTTTCCTACAACTCTTACTGGATTTTGTGGATTAGGACTTTGCGTATTATAGTAACTTCCACTTGAGTGAAAAATTTGAAACCTAAGAAATGGCTCGTGTATATCGAAAGTTATATCGTGAACACCGTCTACGTCTGCTACAAAGTTAGCATCTTCATCAGAGTAATTACCATTGCACTGATTGCCATAGTTGTCGGTTAAAGCAAAGTTATTATTAAAGTCTGTTTCATTTTCAAACCTCATTGGTCCTCTAATTCTACCTAAACCAGTACCACTACCAACGTTACTTTCAGGTATTGACACTTGAGCAAATGGTTGACTTGCTCCTAAACCTTCTGAATAAGTACCGTCTAAACCAAAAGTAAATAATTCAGATTGACCAAAATCATTTTGAATTTTAAACTCATCAGAACCAACCGTTGGAGAAGGACCACCTGCCCCTATATCTTGAACGTCAAGAGAAGCTTGAACATCGTTAACTATAGGAAAAAGTACGTTTACGTTAACATCAGTGGCTTTAATTTTTGTTTCAAGCTCAGGCTTTATAAAAGAATTACTATTATCTTTTAAGTCGTAGCCTAGCTCATAGTTTCCGTACATAAGTCTAGAAGAAGATATTTCTTGAGCTTTAGCTCTAGTGGGTACAGCATCAAAAACTCTTACAGCTTGATCGCTGGATAAAGTTCTTCCAAAAACAGTGTTTTCTATCGTATAAGATCCAGTAACATAGTTAGAACCCCAAGATAGCGCTCTATCTATTCTTTCAATTACATATATGTTTTCAGTACCACTTTTTCTAAAAAGTAATTCTATAGCTTTAACATCTTTACCAATACCAAGCTCTACAAAATCTTTTATGACAACAGACTGAAGTTTGTTTTCCATACCTTTGTTGTAGCTATCTTTAGCATTGTAAGAATAGAATCCAGGTAGAAAGGCAGGTGTAGAATATGGTGATATTGCAGAATATTCGTTGTTAGCATAAACATATCTATATGCAAAATATATAAAATCTTCTGGATATATAGCTTCTTTTTCAATTAAAACCCCAAGCCAAGGCTCGCTAGATGGAACTAAATTATCATCTTGAGTGGTGCCACCTAAGTTTTCTATAACATCTATGTATTCTTGGTCTATATCTAAAATATCTGCTGTAAATAAACCAACACTAGCTGGGCTAGTATAGTCGGCTGTTGTTATTTTAATCCTAGCTGTTGATCCATTTATATTACCAGTTATCTCTAAGGTGTCTCCAACCCTCCAGTTTACAAGAGGATTTGTAGCTCTAAATATAAGCTCATCACCAGGTATCATGTTTGTGTATTCTAGAGTACTACTGTTAAAGTTTATAAGTCTAAAACCGGCAGTAATAGATCCGTAACTAGCGTCACCAATAGTTGATATTGTAGTATCTGCATATTCTAAACCGCCAAGCGCAGGTGGCCCTGTAGGATAAGTAGCGTTGGAACCTACAAAATCAACAGCTCTTTTAGTACTTTTTAATTCTACTTTAGGCGCTAACTTAGGATTTCTTCTTATTACAGTTATATGCTCCTCTTTCATGTCTTCAAAATAAGCTTGACCATCAAGATCATTCCAAAGAAATTTAGAGTGATGTTTTATATTTTCTACTATTTGATCTTTAAAGTTATCTAAAATAATTCTTTTAGGTTCGTTTCTTCCGTCAGTATAAAATAAAATACCATCAACATAGTTTATAGCTGTTATTAAATTGTTTTTTGGAGTATCAGACGTAGGAGTGTTATTAGTATTAGTTTCTACTTCTTGAACACCAGCTTTAAAGTTTAAAATTTTATCACTAGTGAATTTATAAACTGCTCCATTGTTAATTAAAGCTTGATCCATTAACACTGGGCAAGGAGTAATGCTCACAGAAGCGCTCCCGCTACTAAATGATGGAGTAACATCTTTAACTCTAACATCAGATTCTGCTGGTAAAACAGAGGTTCCATTTGGTAAAACAATATCTACTTTCATACCAACTCTTACACCTTCTGGAAAAAATGTATTAGCTATTTCAAAAGTATTTATATTGTTAATAACAAGATTAGAAGTTTGCGGCACTGTTGTCGCGTGTCTAGACTCAAAAACATCTACTACTAAAGGTATTAAATTACCTTTTTCGGCACTATACGTAGTATAAGTAGATATAACATCAGATTTAACACCTGTAAAACGCGTGCTACCAGAATAAACTCCATCAGCTATTAAGTCGCTAGCTTTATGTATAAAGTTAAAAATAGTTTTAGTTGACTCGTCAGTATAAGAACCAACAGTTAAAGCGTTATCACTTAATACGTTAAAGTCAGGATCATATTCGTATTTTATTTCTTTATTTCCTTTTATGTTTTGAACAGAGCCTACATTAGATCCTTCTGAAGTAGATATTTCAATATTTAAAGCATCTCGATATTCGCCGTTAGGCACTAAACGCTCGTCGAGATCTTTATTCATTCGAGCTCTCAAAAAGTTGTTAGTTAACTCTGGCATATCTTAATGTTTAATATGTTTTGATTTACCTCTAAATACTTGAATTATTTCGTTTAGTTTAATATTTGATAATCTAAGTTTAGCGTTTCTTTTAGTACTTCTAGCTTCTTTTTTTAATCTAGCTACCAAACCTTGTGGAACGTTAGCTTTAGCAGAAACTATAGCGTAAGCAATTTGTTTGTACATTGCTTCTTCTGCAAACTTATGAACTTGCATTTCTGCATCTGTTCCAAGACTATCACTTATATATTCTATAATAACGTCTTTTCCACTTATGTTAGAGCTAAAATGTATAAAACCTTTTTTCTCATCTATATAATAAGATCCATTAACTTGAGCAAACTGAGGGTCTAATCCATATCTTTGACCTATATTAGCATCGTAAATATCATCATCATAATCATAATCATGATTTGAATTTTCAGAAGGATTAGCTGTTTTAAAATTAGCCCAAGCATCAGACTCAGACTCTAAATCTATTGCGCCGTCTGCGTTTGCGTCTATAAAACTTTCATTACCTATAGATCCAGTTTGAGTAGGATTTGTAGGATTACTAGTATGTCTAGTAGGGTACAAAGTATGCTGTATACCAGCATCGTCAACATAACATATTTTAGTATAGTTAACGTAATCTTGTGGTAAAGTAACAGTTAAATTATTTGGCACTGTTATTTCAACGGCTTTGGTAGATTTAAAAACATCAAAGCTAAATTCTTGTAAAGCTCTTTGAGCGTGAAAAACTACTTCAGGTCTTTTAACTTTATTTATTATTTTGTCATCACCAACGTACGATAATATAAATTGATCTATTACAGTTTTTAAAGAAGTAAATTGATAAGTACCAAAACTACTACCACCATAATACGTTGCTTGTGTTTGATTATCTAATAACCCCATTTATTATTGTTTTTCTTGTTGAATATCTTTTAGCTCTTCCGAACCCATAGCTGTGCCTAAAGTTGGATCTTCTATCATTATGCCAGCTAGCACTAGTATTCTATTAACTAAATTAACTTCTTCTGACTCGTGTAGCTCAAAGTCTGTAGAATTAGTACTATTGTATATAGCTGCATTGTTAACTGTTTGACCAACCCAGTTAACATCAGTAGGTGTTTTTATATAGTTACATCTCAACGTAGAAGTAGAACTAACCGACGGGTGAACAGTTATTGAATTACTACTTGATCTAACATAAACAGGATTTTCTTCTGTAGGTCTAGCTAGAGGAGATAAATTAAACATTGTCGCTTCTTTAGCGCTAACTTCATCTACACCTGTAGCGTAAGAAGATCCAGCGGTTTTTAATAAAACAGAACCTAATCTATACAAATCTGTAGGTAAAGTAGAATTATCTATCTCTTTAACAGATATACTTCCAAAAGTTATATATCTTGTTGCGTTTCCTGTGTCACCATTTTGCAATCTTATATTGTAATTAGCGCTAACGTCTGCTTCAAAAATAAAATTAAAAGAACCAATTGTAGGATCTAACACGTTGTGGTTGACACTTACAACGTTAGCTTTATCAATAAGTATGGAGTAGTAAGATGGCGCAACAGCAGAGCTACTTGAGCCTACTCCAAAGTCGGTAATTTCCCAACTTACCATGTATTGCTTACCAATTGTTAAAGCAAAAGTTACACCACTTTCTGCTGTATGGGTAGCACTATTACTATCTTGTAAAATTTTTAAACCACCATTAAAACCGTTTGCGGATGATGGTAAATCATGAGATATAATTCCATTTCCAGCGGTTACTTCTGACCAATCTGTTATATCAGCTTCAAAGTTATCTTCAAACAATACACTAGATGCTGTTAAAGCAGCTTCGTTAACTTTAAAAGGAGCTATTTTCTCTTCTAATATATGCAGCATATCTGAAAACTCTCTGTAGTTTCCAGGTATTTTGTTAAATTGATTTATATCGTAGAAATATTGCTCAAATAAATCCATCTGAGCTTGATTGGCAAGTATATTAAATTCTTGCGGAGTAATATAACCTCTTTGTTCTTTGTTAGCTAAAGTTAATACTCTTTGATATACTGTATTTACATTTACTGCCATTATTTTATTTTTTATAGTTAAGCAACCACCCTAATAGAGTGGCTGCTCTACTATAAGATGATTACGCGTTTAAGCGTTTTTCTATGCTAGAATAAACATCCATACCTTCGTCTGTTTTAAACCAAGCGGCTAAAGCAGAATATGGGTGCTCATCAAACGGTACAGTCATTAATTTTCTATTGTTGCTAGCCCAATAAAAAGTTCTATTATCACCTGATAATCTTATAATTCCTATTTCAGTAGCTTTAACTCCAACGTTTCTTAACAAAACATTTTCGTCTCCTGCTAAATCTAAGAACAAACTTGGATTTCTTTTAGCAAACAATAAAGTATCTCTTTTAAGTTCCTTAGAACTCATCTCTGACACTTTAGAACCAACTTCTGCTCTCATGATAGCTTCAGCAATATCAATATCTAAAGTTGAAGCTAAAGTTAAAGCTTCTATTTCAAGCTCAATTAAATCAACTTCGTTAACAGCTATTTGCTCTGCTTTATATTCATAAAACAAAACTCCATTGTGAGGGTGGTATAAAGATAAAAGTTTTTGAAGAACTGTTTTTTCTTTTGGAACATGTAAATGTCCATTTCTAAAAACAATATGAGCTAAACGTTGATCGCCTTTCATTTCATCTACGAAAGGTGTTTTTTGATTTTCACAATACTTTAACTCTCTTTCGTAACCTTTTTCTTCATCAAACCAATAAATTCCAGAAGATTTAACACTGTAACTTAAAGGTTTTCTATTACTTTGTAAGTAATATATTCTATCTTTAATCTCCCACTTTGGTTTTTTAGGTTCTTGTTTTTTCACAACAACTGGAGTTTCAAGCTCTGTTGTTTGTATTTCTTTTTCTTGTGTAGCTTTTGCTACAGTTTTTTTCTTTGCCATAATATAATATAAAAAAATTAAAAAAAAGATCGAGGACCGAAGTCCTCGACCTAATAATATTGCTTACTTCATTAACATGAAGTTGTTAGCGCCTTGTACAACTAAACATCTTTCAGATAAGTAGTTTACTGTCATTGCATCTAAATCAGATGTAACAGCTCCAACCGAACCAGTAGTCCAAGTCTTCATTCTACGATCATCAGTCTGTGAAGCTCTAAAACGTACGTGTAAAAACGGACGCTTAAGGTTTTTACCTAAAGCTTGATCATAAACTGTAGATACACCAGCAGGAATAATAACTCCACGAATAGCATCACTAGTCGCTCTTTCGTTAATACTACCACGAGTAGCTTTATCGTTTAAGTAACGGAAGTCAGACTTATAGAAGTCATAAGATCCTCTACGGAAACCAGAGAAGCCTAAGTTAAGCGCCATATCTTCGTCATTGTCAAATACTCCGTAAGAAGTACCGCCAGCGCCGTAAGAGTTCATTGAAGCTAACATATCATCTACAGCTAAAGAAGTAGCTCTGTTAAGGAATAACATGTTTTCTTCAATAGCACCTTGAGAGTCAAACTCAGCTAATATAGCGTCAAACTCTGCTAAATCAGTAGCAGCGTTAACACCAGTAACACCTGTAGTTACATTACCACGATCTTCGATAGCAGCAAATAAACCTTCAGTACCAGAATTAGCACCTAAAGCAGCATAGTCAGTATCGTTAGTACCACCAGCATCTACAATGTGTGAGTTTGCATTTGTTTTCTCAGATTCCATCATTGTCATTTCTAAGTAGTCAGTGAAACGAGCTCTAGTATCACCTTCAGCTTTTAAGTACCATAAGTAACCAGATTGTCCAGACTCACCAGAGATTTCAACCCAACCAATTTGAGAAGCATCAGATCCAGATATCTCATAAGCATCTTTCATAATGATTGGCTTGTTAGTAAATGAAACATGAGTTGGTTTTACAGTTCTAGCAGAACCAGTACCTGATCCATAAGAACCTTGTCCAGTAACACCTTTCTTAAACTCAGAACCAATTACTAATAAAGTAGCAGCGGTTGATGAAGCAGTGCCAATAGCAGAGTCATCGTCAAAGTTTTCAACGCTGTATGGCTGTGCAGTAATAGCAACACCATCAACTTTAGTAACATGAGCTTTAATAACTTTACCAGCTACAGCTACTAACACAATGTCATTTAATCTAACACCGTGGTCAGCCAATGTAAATACATTAGTAGTACCAGCGTTGTTACCATCAATATCAGAAGTAACTGTAAAAATTGAAGTACCTGTGTTCAAAGTACCTTTAACTGAAATATGTAAACGACCTTGCTCTGTCCAAATAACTTGGTCAGCAGTCATTGATTCTTCTGCACCAACTTGAGATAAGAAACCTGAAATTGTACGAGGTCCAAAAACCTCAGCTTCTTTTTCTAACAAGTCTGGCAGATATTGTTGCGCCCAGCCAGCAGTGCCTGACGCAGTGAAGTCGATGTAGTTTGAATCTAGTGTTTGCTTTTGTGGAGCTGGAACACTATTCAAATTACCACCGGGATTTGAAATTGCCATTTTTAATTTGTTTTAAATGGTTAATAATTTATTTTCTTTTGCCTTTAATCTTAAATTTAAAGTCGTTAGAATTTTCACCTAACACTCTAACTTTAATACCGTCACCAGAGGCTGTTCTATGAACTTGATTAGGTGACATATCTACGTTCTTAGCTTTAGCTACACTATCTTTTAAAGCGTCTGCTTTACCTTGTTCGTAGAAGTGTTTAGCAATAGCATCTGCGTTCATGGCTGTGTAAAGTGATTTGTGATAACTCTTAGCGTCGTTGATAGTACCATCTTCATTAAGAAACTTTCTTATAAAGTTGTTAATATCGCTCTGAGTTTCTTTTACTTTACTAGCGTCTTTGACATTAAATCTATACTTCTTATCTCCAACTTCGTATTCAAAACCTTTGAACTTGTCGTTAAATAAGTTGCTAGTTTTTTTATCAAATACAGACTTAGCTGCTTTTGCTTTCGCTTGAGTCTCTTCAGACTCTTTGTTGTAGCGGTTAAAAAAATCAACTGCTTTTTGCTGCTCTACAGTGAGCTTGCTTCCAGCTTTGATTTCTTCATAATATTTAGACTTTTGCCCGTCTAAGTAGGCTTTGGCCTCGGCAACTTGCTCTTTTAAGGCTATCTTTTTTCTTCTAATATCTTTAGGTTCATCTACTTCTTCGTCATACGAAAAAGTTTCGTCCATTAAAAATTGTCTTTCTTCAGCATCTAAATGAGGTTTAGTTTGTTTATAGTACTCATTTAAAGCAGTTAGATTATCCATTTTGCTATAATCTTGGTTTAATCTAACGTAGTCTTCAATATCTCCACCAGTATCGTTGATAAAATCAACTAGCTTTTGAATATTTTCAGGTAATGGATCTCCAGTAGCCTGGGCTTCAGCAACAGCTTCTTGAACTTCTTCAGTTAACTCTTCAACTTTTTCTTCTACCTGTTCTTCAACTACTTCTTCTAATACAGGTAGTTCTTCTTGTACTTCTCCCTGCGGTTGTACTTCTTCTTGTTCTTGTGCGGGCTCGGAGTCTTCATTGCTTCCAGCCACTCCTGAGTCGTCAGTTTCACTTGCTGCAACTTCTTCTGCTTGCTCTTCTGGTTTTTCATCTTCTTCCGTTACCGGTGGTTTACTTAAATCTACTTTAATAACTGAGTCATCTCCAGCAGATTCAAATTTAGTTTCTTCTACTTGTTGAGTTTCCTCAACATTTTCTAATTCTTGTTCCATAATATAAAATATAAAAAATTAATGTTTATTATTTAGGCTCAAAAGCACCTAAATTAAATCCACCTCCGAGTATATCATTACCGGCAGATTCAAACTTTTTAGGTGCGCCACCTGTTTTTCTTTGCTCTATAAGTTCACTTTGCTGTGAAGCTTGTATTTTAGTTCTTTCGTCTTTACGATCTTCTTTATTGGTTTCTCTAGCTTTTAAAGCTTCAACTTCCATCTTATTTAACTGCATGTTTAATTGAAACTCATGATCCATTAGTTGTTTTTTCAACTCTGCTTCTTCACGCTTAGACTGTGCTGCTATCTGAGCTTTAGCTTGTTCTATTTGTATTTTAGTTTGAGCTAGTATTTGTTCTTTTTGAATATCAGCTTGAATTTTAGCTTGAGCAGCTTTTGTGTTAGATTCGGTTTGCATCTGAATATTTTGCTGTTGAGCCAGTCTATCTTTTTGCTCTTTATTTTTACGCCTAACTTTTAATAACTGATTAGCTAATTTTACACTTTTTATTTCTCTAATATCAATAGCATCTTCTAAGTCTATATTTTTTTGCGCTAATGCAACTTGTATATTATTCTCTAGCTTAGCTTTATCTTCTTCATCTGGTGCTAGTTCTAAAAATATACCAAAGTCGTACAAATTTAATTGTGACATTTCATCTAATGTAGCAGCATTATGAGCACCTATAGCCTGTATAAAAGCATCAGCTGTTGGTGAATACTCTATAATATCTGATATTCTAAGCGACAAACATTCAGCTGTTTCCACGGTTAAATACATACCAGCTTGTAATATATGTCTTGTAGCTGTATTTGAATTTTGTGCCGCAAGCTTTTGTAAACCAACTAAAGCGTTTTTATCTGGAGTACTACCATCACGAGCTTCATTAAGCCCGGTTACATCACGTATCATTTGCATGTAGTAATTGTAAGTACCTATTAATGCTTGCATTTTATTTCCACCACTTCCGCTAGATATTTCTTGTATTGGTACTTTACCTGGATTTAAGTCACCATCTTGAGTAAACGACCTACCAATAACAGAACCTGTTTGGAAAAACATATTCAAAGCTTCTTGAGGATT